CCATGACCGCTTGAGCGCCACCAAGACGCAATGCTTGTTGTTGTGCAGCAAGACTGCCAAGAGTGCCAGCCGCACCAGTACGCAATTGCGCACCTTGCAAGCCTGCTTGCTGATTGGCAATGTCGGCTGCTGATCTTCGGGCAATGTCGGCCTGCTGCATGGCCATGGCCTGATTGAATGCTTGCTCGTTTAATGTTGTGCCAAGTGTGGCGGCCTGCTTGGCAAACCCTTGGTTAGTCAAAGCCTCGGCCACACCTTGGCGTGATCCACCGAATGCACGGGCAGCTGTTGCGCGCTCACCAGTTTGCTGAATGGCAGCGCGTCTTGCAGACTCCAAATCACCCAATGCGTTTTCACGCACCATGCTTGTATATGGATTCATGTATGAGCCAATTGAGCCGGGACCTTGGCCCATGCTCAAGTTGGTCTGCTGCGCTGAAATCTGCGCAGGCTGATAGACACCGCCATAAGCCGCCATTTGTGCGGCCAAGTCTGTGCCAGATATGCCTGGGCCAGCAAGGCCGGTGTTGACCAGAGCTTCCTCGCCTGCCTGATACAAAGGGTTATATCCAGCAAACTGCTGAACCGGCAATGCGCCAGCGACCCCTTGGGCCTGCTGAAAGTTGGCCAAAAATGCTTCTTTGATCTGTGGATCAATGGAGCTTGTTGAGGTTGTTGTTCCACCTTTTGACATATTGCCACCTTATCCGAGTAAAGATTTCATTTTCTTGGCAGGCACTTTGCCTTCGTTGATCATGTCCAGAAGTCCCTTGCCGTATTTATCGACTGAAGACTTCTTGATCACATATTCACCGCGATCTAGGTATCCAGCGCCATCATCTGGACCAGGTGGATTCATGCCAAACAAACCATCGACCATGCCGCCTTTGTTATATTGGCCACTGACACTTTCGCCAGTTTCTCCAGGAGGAGCAGCAGCATCACCACCACCACCAGAAAGGTCTACGACAGTATTTCCAGCAGCCGCAGCCGCAGCTTTAGCCGCATTGGCAGCTGCGATCTGGTCATACAGACCAGGGTTATAGCCGCCCATTGGTAAGTTGCCGACAACATTCTGATAAGGATTGCCGACTGGTCTCATCTGGCCCATGATCTGGGCATAGGGTGAACCAGTGCCACCCACTGCAAATGGGTTGTACTGAGAGCCAATTGGAATGGATTGATAGTTATTGAAGTTCTGGGCAAAGCCTTGGGTTGCACCAGCAAATGGTGTGGTCGCCCGAAAACGATTCTCAATGTCTGTGCCAGGCATTCCAGTGATCTGACCCACTTGGCCCGTTGTGATACCAAGACGATTCATCTCGGCAGCAATTTGGGTGTCGGTCAAATTGGGCGTTGTTTTGAGCCAGTTGGCAAATAAGTCGTAATTGTTTGTGGCTGTTGTATTTGTTGTATTTGTTGTGTTTGTAGTTGTATTAACTTTAGTGTTATCAACCACAGTCTTTGGCAAATATGGGGAAAGCCTTGACTGCACTTGGCCCACTGGCACACCCGTCATGCTTGAAATCTGCTGGGCATTAAGGCCCAGACGAATTACTTCAGCAGCAATCTGTGCATCAGTTAAATTAGGCGTTTGCAAGTAGTCATAAAGACCAGTTTCTGCTTGCGTGGCAAAGGTTGGCTTTGTGCTTGTGGCCGTTGTCACTGGCGTTGCAGCTGTAATGCGCTGCTGCACAGTATCCACTGGCACACCCGTCAAGGCAGAAACCTCTTGTGCTGAAATCCCAATGCGGTTTATTTCATTGGCAATTGCCGCATCTGACAAGCCTGGTGTCTGCAAATATGCAAGCAATTGTTCGGTCTTTGTAGCCATAGTCTTCCCCTAAAGTTCCTTTGCAAGTACAGCCCATTTGGGTTTGTACCCTTCGTCTTTCAAAAATGTCTCTGACCAGCCTCTTCGGCCTGCCAAAGTCACCCTGGTGCAGCCAACAGACTTGCCCCAGGATTCGATCAATGGTCGCATCCGTGAGAGTTCATCTAGGTCGCCACCAGCCAGAAAATAATGCAAATTCTTTAGCCTGGGATAGACAATGATCTCTGTCAATACCACCGAGTCCTTGGCTGGCCACAGCTGCAATCTGTGATCCTCGACCATCTCAGCGACATCGTCAAAATTATGTGTGCCTCCACTGTATTCTAAGGCAGCCTCCACATGATGGCGTAGCCTGTCCAAATGTTCTTGATCGCTCATCGCTTACCAGCTGGCACAGCATCAAGCCTCATCACCCCAACACGCCAGTCGGCCAAAGTGTTGCCAGTGACTTTCATATTGACTTGGCGGCCAGAAAACCTCACTGAAGTTGGGTTGGCTGCCGTGTATGGTCCAAATGACGATTGAGTGCCGGTTGGGTAATTGCGGGTTTTAAATGAAACCACGGCCTCACCCAAAGTCTGCTCATCCGGAATGACTTGCCTGACCGACATGATGTTGTCGCCATTGCCAAGTTGGACTGGGCCACTTTCAGCGTAGAGGCTGGCGCTGTCATAGTTAAAACCGACCTCATGCTCATAGATGTAGCCATTGCTGGAAACCATCAATGGATAGGTAAACACTCCGGCATCGACCCCAGCAGTTCTGGCCAATGTGCCAATGTTCCAGTGGTTTTCGCGGTAGTTGAAAGTGACATAAGAGTCATTTTCATTACTCGATGCACTTGGGTAATACCACCAAATCTCGCCAAATTTGCTGACATGGACCGCATAGATTTTGGAGGCTTGGGCATAGTTGATGTTGTCAAAGATGTAATCTGACACATCACTTGGCAATGGCTTGACATAGCCGTCATATATCCAAAAGCCTGCGCGTGACATCCAAATGGCTGCCGTATCAATGGCCGCCACCGCTTGGGCTGAAATGAGACCGCAGCCAGAGCCAGCCTTCTCAAAACCATAGACAAATGGGGCGCCAACATACTGGGCCGTGTGGACATCCACATCTGTAAACAGTAGGTTTACACCCTTGACCCGTTTGCCAGCGATCAATGTGCCAGGGCTGGCCAAGTCATAGTCGCCTGCAAGGTTGTCGCCTGCTGGTGTCCAAAGGGTATTGTTCTCTTGGTCGCACCATTGCACCTTGCGTGGATTCCCACCAGCGCCAAGGGCAAAGATAATGCGCTCTTGGGTGACTAAAACCGCCTTGTTGTTAACTGGTGCATTGGTAATGGCTGCGGCCAATGTAGGCGTGGCAAACCCCAATTGCCACTCATAAATCTTGCCATCAGTGCTAGAGCAAGCAATTAAATACTCGCCCCATGTATCAAGTGACCAGGTGGTGGCAGGGATGGGTGTGCCAGTGTCTGGCCTTGCAATACCATAGGCAAATGTGCCATAGGTGCTGTATCCATAGCCGGTGAGGGTTGTGGAGCTTGCGTAGCCACTGGTGAAACCCGTTGGCGTAATGTCCTTGAGTGTCCCAGCCTCATTCATGGCGTAGAGCTTGGAATGCGTTCCAGCGCCAATGTATCGGTTGCCACTGTTATCGCGCCAAGTGATGATGCCTCGGCATGAGCCAGACATCTGTGAGCTTGACCTGGTACGCCATCCATTGATGGGCCTGAGTGTCCCCTCATACCAGCGCACTAGGTTTGCGTCATACCAGCGGCCTGCCGCCTGGTATTCAGTACCATTTCGGAAAACACCTGGGGGCAATTTGAGTGGTATGTACATGGCAATATTTAGGTAATGTTTGAGACAAATGTCATTGTGACAATGGCTGATGGGACTGCTGGCCGTGTTGGGGTTGTGCTTGTCCCAAAAGCCTCTATGCTTACACCAGTATTCTCAGTTCTCCACATAATTTCAATGTAATCGTTTGAATTCATACTTACAAAAAAGTTTAATGCAGCAATGATATGACTTGGATCACCAGCACTTTTCCTCTGAGGAGGGTGAAATCTACTGTTTGAGTTTGCAATATTTGTCCCATTCTTGCGAAACCAAATATCTACATCTTGACCATCGTTTGTGGTGTTCTTAAACTGAATGGAAAACTGCAAGTTCCAGATTCCGGCATCGGCCACAGTGATTCTGGACCCGCTGGCCACTGTCACACCATTAGAAAAGTCTGTGGTGTTAAATGTGACCGGATAGGCCGTGGTGGTGTTGGCAGCAGTCTGGTTGGTCGAGTCTTGAAATGCCCCATAAGGGTTATTCATAAACCGACCGCCCTTTGGTCCAAACAGAGACCCCAGCACAAATGACAGTTTCTTGAAGTAAACAGTCAATGCACCATTGTTTTCGTTGAAATGCCTGCGCTCATAGGTCTCGGTCGGATAACCGAGTCCTGGTGGAGCTGGATTCTCAAGTTGTTGTGTTTGGCTTGCCATGGTCTAATTTTGCCCTAAACAGACCCCAATAGATAAGACTTTTCATTGACACAAAATCGGACTACGATAATTTTGCAGCAATCGGCTGCTTTAACTGGGGAATATTATGAAATTTGAAATGGAATTCGGTTGGACAGGAAATGAGACAGTTACGATCACGACCTTTGATTTTGACAAAATCGCCATTTTGCAATCCTTCATCAATCACATGGAATCGACAGGTTGGGTCGAATATGAATATGAAGATGCTGACGACCTTGAGGAAGACTTTGAAGACACTGAAGAAGAAGAAACCACAGAAGTTTGATTCCTGATGGGGCTTACTTGGCCATCAAGTACAGCCCCACATTTGAAAATGCATAGCCTGCATAGACCACCGCCATTTGCGGATTGCCTTTAAAGAGCTGCTCCCCAGCAATGTAGGCATAGATCGCGCCAGTCAGAATGATCAGCCAGGCGCTCAAAATTGACCCACATCGTAGACTTGCCCCCTGAATTCGATCAACCCCTCATCAAACTTGTGGACCAGCTCTGGCCAAAGCAATCGACCATTAAAGAAGTTCAGCACCGCAAAGCCAGATCGGTGATTGCCTGGATTCAGTTCAGCATAAGTAAATTGAGGGCCATCAATTTCAGCCAATGTTCCGGTGTCGACCCCAAAACGATTTCCTCGTAGATCACTGAACGGGGTCACTTTCAATGCGTGTAAATGCCCACAGACAGTCGAAACGCCCGCATTCAAAGTTGAGGTGTGAGTTGCGTGAATTCCGTTCTTATATCGGTGTTTGATAATCACATCATCGGTGGGCCACACTGCCCAGCAGAAGTCCCAATCAAGAAAGTGGTCTGTCAGCTTAAACCCCAATACCTCTTTAAATTGTGGTGCGTGTTGGGCCAGTCGGTTGCCAAATCTAACGTCATGGTTTCCCCATGTCCACAGTAGCTTTACATTGTGCCTGGCTGCTTTGGCCACTTCCTCGATTTCACCCAATGCACCCTGACAAGCCTTTAGTTCTTGAATAACAGTAGTCGCTGGTTGTTCAGTTACATCATGGCGGCTTATTGAAGCCCCGTCAAAGGCGTCTCCATTGCAGATCACAACCTGGGGGGAAAATTCTTGAATGGCCCACAGTAAGCCTTTAAAGGCCGTGGACCTTTGACCAGGTATAAAGTGCGCATCAGAGAAAACAATTACAGTGCCATCTAGCATCCCAAGTTCAACTTGCTTAAGTGGACTGAATGACTTGGGTCTGCTTTTGTTATACAAATCACCTCTATGGTCTTTGGCATTGAGGGTCATGTTGTATTCTTTTTCAATCCACCTTCTGCGTAGATGGACTGCCCTGGTATTGATTCCAAGATGATCTGCCATTTTTTGGGCAGATTGAAGTTGACCCCACAGTTGGATAAATTCCATGTCTGTGCAAGTTTCGTTATGGGCGCCCATTGGAATCCTTAAAGAGTGTTTTTTCTAGCAAATTGACCACGCGGTGTTCCTGGGCTTCAATTTGATCTTGAGATGACCGAGGGTCTTGGGCCACAGTCAAAAGGTCATGCAAAAAGACATGAAGCAATTCATGCAGAGCCGTCTGGTCTAAAGATTCTGGGGTGATCTTTTCAGCACCAAAGTCACCCAAACGATATGTGGCCAGTCTGGCCCCTTCATTGAATTCCACAGAGGCCATGGCATTCTTTGCAGGCTTTAGACCCTTCTCGATACGCCAGTCGCCAAGATTAAGCACTTGCTGCCATTTCCGCACACTTTGTGCAAAAAGCGCTGAGTCTTCTGGTGTAGGAATGTTTGACATATCAACACCTTATATGACTTTTATGTCAATTTAATTTAAAAGCAAGCACTCAGCTTTTCTGCGCTTCAATAAACCAGGCAAAACTTTGCCTCCACCCTTGGTCCAGAGCATGAGCTGCTCTTGAGCGCCTTCCCAGTCACCGGCATTGATTTTTCTCTTTAAGGTGGATGTCTGAAGTCGGCCAATGCCTAAGTTGTAGCAGAAGTCAACAATGGCATTGCATTTTCTTTCGTCTGTGGCCAATACGGGGCAGTTCCTTAATGCCCCTGGCAGATAGGTATGCTCCAGCTCAATCATCAGTAAAGCTCTGGCAGTTGGCTCATCCATTGGTGGGTCTTCCAATGTCACCTTGCGCTTGTCAGCGTAATAGGTCGAGCCGTAGCCAATGGTGGCCACACCAGCTGGGCAAAGATAGGGCTTGGCCCGATAGCCCTCAAACTGGCGGCAAAGTGCAGCAGCCAGCTCTAAGTTCATAAGCCCCTCTTGGCCAATGTGCGATCAAGAAACCAGAAATTGATTGTCCCAGCCAGTAAGGCTGAGAAGTCTGGAGTCATCATTGTCTTGAACACTTCTATTGGAAGAGCGCCAGCAAGCCAGGCATTCCATGCAAACCAAACATGGATAAAGCTCCACACAAACAAAACCCAGTATGTGACCACGGGCCGGACTGATGCGGATAAAGATGCGGCCCATCCACCGGCTGCCTTGACCATGTCGGCCTGCTGCTGAATGGCGCTGTTAAAGGCATCCATGACACCCACATCGACAGCTGCTTCACGTTGAGCGCCAATCTCTGCAAGTTTCATTTGGCCGCGCATTTGCTCCAGGTCGCACTGGCGCGCAAACATATTCAGTTCGTGTTTTCGTTCATTGGCCTTGTCAAAGTATTTCAAGACCTCTGGGGCCATGCGGAAAAAACCGCCAAAGATGGAGCCTAAAAGGCCGCCAGAAAGAATATCAAACATCGCATTCCTTACATTTGTTTTTGGTTGACATTTTGACTCCAGCCAGAACACCGACAGAAGCACCGAGGATGGTCATTAGTGCCGGACTGAGCATTTTGAAGATTTCTGCATTTTCGACTTCTTTTGACCATAGACCGACAAGCAATGCACCGACCATGGCCAGCAGACAAAGGCACAAAGTGATTGCTACCAAAATGGTCACAATGAACGTCAATTTTTCTTTCATGTCCATCTTGTTTATCCTTATGCGTATAAGTCTAATTTACGATTCTGAAATATCTCCATGCGGAGTCTTTCTTGAACAACTTTTTTAGTGTAAATCTCAAACGCTACGTCTTGCAATTCACCCTGTTTTTTCTTGGCCAATTCATTTGCCTTATTCATTTCATGCTGTTTTTCTAGTTTCACTTGAGCAAGGTCATGCCTATCTGGATATCCTGATGGCTGCACAGTTGGAAATAATTTAATTGTGTCAATCATTTTTCCCTCTGTATTGCGTTTTTATACCCAGATATGACCAATGCTCTTATTTCATGCGAGTCTGAATTACCCGCCCACTCACTCAAGTTATTCCAGATGACGATAAAGTCTGTACTTTTGCACAATGTCTGATGTTTTGTAAGCCACTCAATCATTCTCTTGTGTCGCTCATTAGGGTCATGGATACCCCAAGCAATTGAGTAAAACTCACGCACACTGCATAGGTCTTTGCCTGTGGAGTGAAGTGCTAGAACTAAAACAAGTGCTGCCACCCATCTCACGTCATAGCCCAAACGATGATGTAAAAACACCAGACGACAGTAATGCAAAAAAGGACTGCGCTAGTAAAAGCCACAGCCCAGTCTTTCATTTTTTAATCCAAGTTTGCCAGACAGCACCAGCAGCCATAATCAGCGCACCCACCCATAGAATAGGCTTGGCAGCAGATGCTACCCATCCCAAGACTTTAAAAGCCCCATCAAGAGCCTTTATAGCCTCTACAAGACCACTTGTGTTCTTGTCTATGCTATCTACCTTGGTTTCAACTGCAAGCAGTCTTTCGTAGATTTGTTCGTGAGTGACTTCTTGTGTCATGGCGCATCAGGCCAAGTAATAGTCCAAGGGAAACCAGACTGAGTCGGCACATCTCTCAATGCTTGGCAGTAGTCTTTCCATGCTTGTGATGGAGTCATATCGCTACGAAATCTCCAATCAGTCTCAGACAACTTAGCATCACGAGTAGCACGAACACTCTTAGCCTGTTCAGCATCTTTAGTGGCTTTGTAGGCAGTCTCATGCTCAAGGGCTGTAGTTGTTACGCCCTCAACAGTAGTATCTACAAAGACAGGGCCAAGGATATATTTGGTGTACCACTTACCATCTACTTGCTCAACACCAGAGGCTTGAGAGTATTGGTAAACAGTACCGCCTGTAGCTTGTGCGCCTTCAAAGACTACATCAGCACCCAAAGCAGTTAAGACTTCAGTTGTTGTTATGTCCCATGATGGGCCACCATTGGCTTTTGTGTATGCACGAAATTCTGCTTCGTACATGACTTGTCCAGTTTCTCTGATTCGTACTTGCATGATGATTCCTTATGCTATTGCCAAGAAGATGAATGTGCCACCGCTTGCATTGATGGCGGCTGGCGCAGTTGAACTAATCTCAAACCCTGCGCTGTATGTGTCAATGTAGTCGGTGTTTGTTACTTCAGCGGCTGTGCTGTTCAAAAGAAAATAAGGGTCATTACCCGCCACAATTCCACGTGCTGTGTCCCAAACGTAAAATGCACCAGATGCGTCTATGCGTTTAATAAGCACAAACCTAGCACCGCCTGTAAATCCACAATCAATTTGTTTTGTAGTCGCTGTGCCTGTGTATGAGCCTATTTTTGAAACGCCTGCACAAGTTGCAAATAGATAGGCGACATAAGTCCATGTGCTAAAGTTTGTTGAATTATCTGTGCCAACAGAAAATACAGATGATGTTGGACTTGTATCATTCCATATAGTAGTGCCAGTAAATGGACTTGCGCTACCATTTAAAAGTAAATATTTATCTGCACCGACTGTGGGGTTATAAATAGGCCAGTCTATTGCGTTGTTTCGGCTCTTAACAATCATCAGTTCGGGTGTAACGCCTAGATTATGTGTAACAGTTCTTCCAGCAGTGTCATTTCCTGTATAGCAAACCACATCCATAAAAGATGGCGCACGTTTAAATAAGTAATTTATAAATGTGTTTCCACTTGCATTTGTGATTGTTGATGTTGTACCAACTTTGACACCATCCATTACATCCCAAGGATTAGCTTGTAAGATGGTTGCCCCTGCCGCTACTTCAGCCGCAGTAGATGATGTTACAAGATACCCAGTTCCAGTAAGTCTTGAAGATATTAAATCAGCAACTGCTGAACCACGACTCTTTACTAGCACAGCATCATCAGTTTGACCACCTGTAATAGTTTCATTTGCACCCGTACCAGTTCTGGCAGATAAGCCAAACACACTTGTTCCAGTCGTAGGCACTGCCATTGGGCCTCTACGAATGGCTATGTAGATTCCAGTTTGACTGGCGGCAAATGCGTTAAAAGTAAAGCCAGTTGAAGTAGGAAGTACAGTATTGCTTCCT